ATTTGTTCCAATGGCTACATTTTCGTTCCCTGTATTATTAGAATATAATGCATCTCTTCCAACCGCTGTATTGCTTGTTCCAGTTGTATTGCCTTGCAATGCTGATGAACCAAATGCTGTATTATGTGGTCCACTGTTAACAGTTAAAGCATTATATCCAAAGGCGGTAATATAATTTCCATTTGATGCTGCATTATCTCCTGCGGCAGTGGATGAATTATCAAGACCAAAAATTGATACACCACTACCAGCATTGATAGGTTGTCCGTTAACTTCACTTCCAGCTGGTAAATTAATCGCAGTACCATCACTGGTCATGATAGCATCACCTATTTTTACAGAAGTAGCTGCATTAATATTTGACACATTAATTGAAGAAGACATATATTATTATATTATTATATTATTATATTATTCAAAATAATAATATAATTAAATTCATTTAAAACTCAAACGATTTATCCTCCACATCTCCCTCCATCAACGAGATTTTCACTGTGTATTTTCCAAACATATTTCCCAACCAACTTCCTCCATATCCTTCCTTATAAATATTCCATGCTTTCTGGGGATTGCACGAGTCGGCCCAATATTGGAATTTGGAAGTCCAGCCGGAAAAGCCACCATTGGGTGTGACATAGACGTTGGCATTCGAGTCAACGTTGCTGACACCGGGCAAAACACAGGTGCGAACCAATTTTCCGTCTAAATAGATATCCATAGTGCGTCCGTATGCACTGACAATTAAATTCACCCATTTTTGAATGGGAACATTGGCGACAGAGCAAGTATGTATAGTCATCTGGTCGCTACCGGTGCCTCCGGTTGTGGTGTCGCCTGGAAAAATGGTGGATACAACATCAATGTTGTTTTGTTCTCTTCCTAAATAAACCACCGGACATGGCTGTTTAACATCTGTATTCTGGGTCATGCGTCCAAAAATTGCTTTTTGGTCGCCGTAGCGATAGTTCCAGTCGTCAATGTAGAACCAGATGGAATAGCAGTAATTAGAAGCCGATGCATTCGTGCCGGATGCCAAAGAAGATGCATCAATCTTTTGCACTGTATCGGCCGCGTTTAGCCCAGTTAAAGTATTGGCATCATTGGCGATGTATTTAATTAGCATAACCACCAAAATAAGGACAATGACCGTGATTAAAATGGTTTTTACGCTCATATTTTTATTTTATTTATATTAACACACTATTTTTTGTTTAACTAACAAACAGGGATATTTTATTTATTTGTGAAGGATAAAATATCAAAAACAAAAACAAAAACAAAACATATCAAAATCAAAACAACATAAATGCATCTACATATGTTAGGTAATACCTAATAAAAAATAAAAACAAAAAAGATACAATGCAAATGTTAAATATCTTCAAAAGAACACCTTATAAATCTTTCCTTTCTTTTGCTACTATATCTATGGTAGGTTATAATATGCAATTCTTTAACTTTCAAAGAAGAAGTCATTGTGATGCAACTGATATTAACACAACTAATACAACCAACACAGCTAATACAGCTAACACAACAAAAAAAAACGAAGAAAATGTTGGGTCTAGTCTTTTGTGCCGTGGTCCCAGTTCAACATTGCATAATAATAAATGTGAAGAAATTATGCAAGATGTTAAACAAAGGGCAGAAGAAGGAGAATGGATACCATTTTTGTATCCAATTTATTTTGAATTTTGGACACTTATAACTTTAATGGAAATAATGAAAAAACCAACAATTATGCAAAAAGAACAAAAAGAACAAAAATAAAATGAAAAGACAAAAAATCAAATTTTGCCGAAATTATAAAAATGAAAATAAAAATTATTTTTATTACATTAACTCAATTCAAAATACAATTTGAATAGCAATAACAAAACAATAAATAAAGATGTCTCATCAACTTACTGACAAGCAGTTCGATAAACACCTCAAAACTACTCACAAGTTGAGTGATACTTATCGCATCTTTTGCGAGTCAAAAAAAGTAGACCCATATACAGATGCATTCAAGTTGGTTCATCCAAAGCTTTCGCCCAAGTCGAGCACTGACGAGATGATAAGATTTGTGGCCGGTCTGCGGCGACAAATCAAGAAAAAGATGCAGTATATTGAAAACCTTTTGGTAATTGAACAACGTTGCATCACGGTGCAGTCCAAGCAATATCACGACCGCAATTTTGGTGCCGAACAGGAGCGCGCACAGCGTCGTAAGGCACGCTTGCAAGGACAGAGCAAAAGCCGTCAGGCTCAAATGAACGCGCGCAGAGCCCAAAAGACGACAGAGCCCAAAAGACGACATCCACAGTCGCTCAATAATTAAAGCACCACAATTCCATTGGGATAGCAATCCTGGTAGAATTTTTTAGCCGAAATGCCGTGGTGTCCGTACCATTTCAGAGCACGACTACTAGAACCAGCGCCACCAACAGCACTGGCAATCATCGAAGAGACCTGTCTGGGAGCAGTGGCGGACAAACGAGTGGTGTGAAGGGCGGTATAGCGTCTAGAACTTACCCCAGTTTTGTAAATGCGCGATTGAGGAACAGCAAGAACAACACGAGAAACCATTTTATGATAATATTATATTTTTGCTATATTTTCTTTTTTCCTAACAAGAAAAGAAAAAGGGAACGAAAAAGAAAGAAAACAAAAACAAAAAGGAAATACAGAAAACATACCTATATAATAAATAAAACACCAATGAAATTGGAACTTATTATTTTTGGAATTACAGGCCTTTTTATTTACAACACCTTTTATGAAAACAAGTTGAGCAAATATATATTTTCGTGCAAAAAATACATACAAATAGGTGCGATTATATTTGTAGCCTATTCATTGTATATGATGATACGCAAAAAACCACAAGATACGCGAAACATGATTTTATATGCAAATCAGGCAATAAAGCATCTGCCAATTAATAAGTCGTCCATGGATATGCTAACACCTATTTTTGATTTCACTTCGGGCACCGGTAATTCTGCTGCCTTTATGGAAACATTCAACAAAAACATATATGGAGATGATTATCAGCCGTCTGTTTTTCCTGCACAACAATATCAGCAACAACAACCACCTACCATGGCATCCACATATCCGCAACAAAGGCAAAAGGCGTCTAAGCGTTCAGTTAGTGAAACCAAGAAGAAATACGTCGCTTATATGCAAGACTGGAAATGCGGAATGTGCGATAGTAAATTAACTCATACTTTTGAGGTGGACCACAAATTGAGTTTAGGAAATGGCGGAGGAAATGATACAAGTAATTTAGTTGCTTTGTGTCGCGAATGCCACGGTCAAAAAACGGCTACTGAAAATATGTAATGTAAGTAATAATACAAAATATTGATATACATAAATAAATGACAAAAAGTATCATCAAAAGTAAAAGCAAACAAAAAGGCCGAAAAAACTCTGTCCTTAAAACCCGCAAAAATAAACGGGTTCATTTTGAGGCATATTCGCCTAATTCTTCTCTTTTAAATCGCGATGAGCAATCACCCATCAAACGCAGATATATTACTTTGGTGGATAAGTATAATCGCACATTTGAGGATTATAAAAAGGGGACAGAAAAAAAGCAGGGTGATATTTACCGTTTGTTAGAGAATGTAGCCAAGAAGCGGTATTCGAAAAATAAAGAGGTAGCCCAATTTCAAGAGGCGTTTTACAAACGTTTCATGGAAAATGATGAGATGTATATGGAATACGACGAAAAACTTCATAATCACCTTTTGGATTTACGCTTTCGAGCAGAGAAACCCAAACGCAGTCGTTGTCCTAACAAGTCTCGAAAAAATAAAAAGACCGGAAAATGTGAGAAATAAACTAACAAAAATAAAAAATAAAAATTAAAAATTAAAAAAATAAATAAGCAAAAAACCAAATTAAGACTGAGCTGTGCGAATAAATTTCGCACCTTCTGGCCACTTGGTCGTGCTGTTATTCATTTGACGCCGTGGTTTAGGATACCATGGTGCAGTATTTTCGTTCCAAGTCAAGTATTGAAGTTGACCTGGCACATCAGAGTCCGTCGTAGGATAAAAATTAGAACCACTGGGTTTCACGATGGTTTCACCCGTGCATGGATTTTCCTGCGTATTGCACAACATAGACCCCCCGTCTTGTATGACCAGAGGGTCATAATTTTGCGAACATACACTGAGTGGTAATGTAGTTTCAGTGATAACACGGGATACAGGGTCAATCGCAATACGTGTTGCATTATTACGTTTCAACATTTTTGTGTTGGGATTGGATACAGTTTCAGTTTGTGTAGCCCAAGTAATATGACGAGCAGTCCATTGTCCACGCGCAATTTTCGCATAACGTTGTTGTTTAGTAAGATTAGAGCTATTTTTTTTGTATTGTAAAACATTTCCTTTGTTTCGCATTTGTAATATTTTTGCTTCTAACAAATTATTAGAATTTTGATTATTATTATCAACAACCGAACAACTGTTTTGAACCCGCGACCATACACGTGGAGGAATAGGTAGATAATTTTTTCCCAAACACGACATTTTATTTGATGGGATATTTTCTTTTTTGCATCCTTTTTACCACCATTTCTTTTTTTCATTTTGTTAGGAAAAGTAAAAGAAAAAAGAAAAATTAAAGCCAACAAAAATAAAAAAAACAGCAGAACTAACAAAAATAAAAAATGTGTATATTATAAATAAAAATAAAACAAAACAAAACAAAATAAATGAAATACGATCATTTTTTGTTTGGACTTATTGTGGTTTTATTTATTTTGGTGGTTCTTTCTTATTTAGGTGTTTTTGGGCGCAAGACAGAAGCATTTACAAGTCAGGCAGAAGGAGAAAAAACAATCAAGGTATATACAGCACCTAATGGAGCGACAGCAACAGTGAAAGCGGGAAAAATTGAGGTGAAGAACCCGGATGGAACAACCACAGTTTATATGGCGACAGGAACTAGCAATACCGGACGGGGTGCCAAGGGAACTATTTATTATGGTCCCAATGAAGGAACAGCGACTGTCGTTGATGGAACTGAGGGGGGATATGCGATATCTGTTATTGGTCCGGATGGCGGTCAGGCAGTTGTTTTTGCGGATGAAAGCGGTAATGTAGCAACAGCATCCAAAGATGAGGAAGGAAATATTGGTGTTAGCACTAATACCCAAATAAATGGTTCCAATTTATACGACAATTACAACCACTATGACGGCACATCTTATCCAACCATTTTTTATGGGCCTAATGGCGCGACAGCCCGTGTGATTGATACCAATGGGGATAAGACACTGGTTATCACCACTCAAAACGGCAGCACCGAAATATATACTATTGATACGAGTGCGGATAACACAGACGGTAGTGTGACGACCTATATAGGAAAAGATGGGCGAAAGGCAGTTGTTGCATTGGATGAAAATGGAAAATACATTGTTTCTTTAACCGCAAGTGATGGTTCCAAGGTAGTATACACTGAGGACAATATTTACACCTATAATTCGCAGACTGGTGAAACAAGTTCCAAGACGAATACCAACACAAATATGTCGGGCAGCGATTATGAGGATGCTTTTAATGTGTATTACGGACCTGCTGGTGGAAAGGCGGTCACGGCAACAGGACCAGAGGGAGCAACAGCGGTGGCGGTGGATGCAAATACAAGTGCCAACATAAATGTGGATACAGAGGCATATCAGCAGTCATTGCCTGCGGGTATTCCCAGGTCGCAGATACCCGCGGGTCAAGAAGATTTGTATATTCTAAAATCAGAGGTGGTGCCTCCTGTGTGCCCTGTTTGTCCTAATCTAGTGTGTCCTGAACCGAAATTTGATGAAACAAAATGCGGACCTTGTCCCCCCTGTGAGCGGGTGCGAACAGATGATTTTGTGTGCAAAAAGGTGCCTAATTATGCGGCATCTAATTCGTCCATTTTACCGGTGCCAGTCGTCAGCGATTTTTCCGGTTTTGGAATGTAATGTAGCCAAAACAATATAAAACTAAAAGAATGATAATATCAAGGTAGTTGATATTATTACATTAAGACAAAACATAAACAAAACATAAATATAAAAAATGACCACAACAGCAGCAGAAAATGAAACATTCAACATAAGCACGCAAATGCAAACATATACTACACACAGCAAAGAAGTATTACCACATATATTCAACAACAACAAGAAAAAAGAGAAAAAACTATATTTGAAAAGCGATAATTTTACCCCAGATTGTATCTTTTTTTTAGAAGCAGTAAAGAATAAAATAATTCAAGGCGGGACCTTTATTCGTGTAATTTATTCAACATCCTTTTTCACCATTAATTTAATTCATTATATTTTTGATTGCACTATTTTTAAGACAGACCAATTTTATAACAAATATATTTTGCGTTTTAATTCTAATCAACCTTGCATTAATAAGATAAAAGAAATGGAAAAACAAATTTTGGCGAGATACGCTCAAACTATGGATGATTCTTATGTAAAAATAGCCAAATATAAAATAAATGAATTCGTGAATTTTGGAAATTTAAAGGTGTTTAGTACAGATTGGAGTGAAGGTGCAATGCAACCTTATATACATGATACGCAGAAAAAAATAGAATTATGTTTAAAAATTATTGGCATATGGGAAACAAGCACAGAGTACGGATTAATTTACAAGTTATTTCCAAATTTTGAGTAGGTGAATTTTAGTTATTATTCAATCCATCTTCGTCTTCGTCTTCGTCTTCTTCATCAGTCACGATTTTGTCTGCAACACTTTTACTACCATCGTAATCGCGCACATGTCTATTAGTAAATTCATATCTCTGTTTTTTTTCTGACTGGTTAAATTTATAGTCCATTTTTGAATTATATACATGCTCCAAATATGTATATATCTTTTGCATTTCAGGACCTACTTGTTCTTTTTCTTCTTCGCTCCATTCTTCTTCGTGGTAAAACTTATTTTTATTGGCATTTCCATTTGCATGTGTATTCAGCACATTTGTTTTCCAACTGGTTAGAACCTCAAAAGGATAAGTATATAAACTTTCATCTTGTTTAGGAATATAGATTTCATTTTCTGACTTGATATTTTGTCTAATCTTTTGCAACAAAGCACCTGTTTTGATAGGAACATAAGTAAGGGTCTTGTCCTCTTGAAAAACAGCACCAGCATTGGCACCAGATTTTGTTGAAGTAGTCTTGCGTGCAAATTGCCCGTTTGTCTTGGGGGGAACATAAAAAGACGACATGATAATATTTTTTATGCTTAACCACCTGGTTTATATAACTAACATTGATAATCTAAAATAAAAAATCATTTTTATTTTATTTCAAAAATATTTCAAAAATATCTTACACAAATTTTTGTTAGGTAGAACCAACAACAAATAAAAACCAAAAATAAAACATTCATTCACCATTCATTATATAACAAATGAATAATATAAAAAATGAATAATAAACAAAATATAAACATATATAAATAAGATATAAGGTTCAAGTTAAACCAATGTCGTCGTCAAGCGCAGTCAATCCAAGTCAAAAGATGACCTCTATGTGCCACGCATTTTTGAATAAAATCAGTCAGGCAACAAGAGGACAAAAAATTGACGAGGAATTGGAAGCAAGGTTTAAAAATATATCAAAAATAGATTACGATAATGTGGTGAAAAAATTAATATCTCTTGGTTTCACCCGTCATCCCGTTGCAATTTCCCTTAATGTGATTTTAAAAGATAATTATCGTATTCCCATCACAGGCGAACAAAATGTGTATAATTACTGCAATACAGAGAGAATGACGGACACTATTTTCAACAATGCAGAGAAGAAAAACAGAATTGATATGATTGACTTTGAAAAAGAACAAGAGTTTCCCTTTCGTTTTACCTTGTCTGTGGAACAGCGGGTTTCAGAGGCGGAAAAGGAATCAATTCGACATAATTATAGGGCCAGCGAAAAATTGTTCCGCTATATTCGGCGTGTTTCTTTTACTCACGAAAATTACCCTTATCTAGTGATTGATTTGAGTACAATTAAGCAGTCGTCCAAGTTTAGAACTTCATTTCGTAGTTCAGGAATATTTACTTCCAATGTTTTAGATACTTATGAGATAGAGATAGAGTTTAAGCAGGAGCATGATGCATATTATCGCGGAACCGAAGCCTTTAAAAGAGAATTGAGGCTGACAGATGCGACCATTAAAAAACAGGCAACCACTCAGTTTCAAAAATATGTGAAATATGTCTTGGGTGGTATTCAGCAATCAAATTATCCTCTTTCGATAAAAAATCAAAATGCAGTGAAAAAGGATTACGGGAAAATTTTAGATGAAACATCAACCACATTATCACCAGCATTTATTGGGCCGTCTTCAAAAACCCTGCAAATTGACAACATTGTTCCAGTAAAAACGGGCAACACAATGAAAATCCCCAATATTCGCATTCCGGGTGCATTTTGTGTGACGGAAAAGGCGGACGGAGAACGGCACCTGATGGTTGTGAATGAAACGGGAAAAATCTATCTGCTTACTTCGAATATGAATGTAAAATTCACAGGTGCTAAATGCGACCCGAAAGTATGTCGTAATACCATCATTGATGGTGAATTGATTTTGCACAACAAGAAACGCGAATTTATTAATACTTTTGCTGCGTTTGATTTGTATTATTTGAATGGCGAGGATGTGCGTTCGTTGAAGTTTATGCCCATTCCCAAGGTTCTTGAAAAATACATATCTAAAACCGAACAAGATATTTATCGCGATGAACAAGAAAGTGACAAGGATGATGATGTCCAAAACAAAAGAAAACAGAAACGCGAAATGGATGAAAAATGGCAAGGTAAATATCGTTTGACGATGTTGAACGAAATTATGAATGCTATTCGGCTTCAATTATCCGCAACTTTGGCACCTGGGGAGATGATATTTAAAACCAAGGATTTCTATCCCTTGACACAGAATGCGGTGCTAACAAAAGAAGATGAAATATTGGCGGCATATAACATATTTACGGCGTCCAAGGTGGTACTGGATATGGAATATCCTTATGAGACGGACGGATTGATTTTCACGCATACGTCTTTTGGTGTGGGTGGAGATGGAATTGGAGAAGCGGGACCATTGCGAAAGATAACGTGGGATTATTCGATGAAATGGAAGCCGGCAAAATTAAACACGAATGACTTTTTGGTGGTGACGGAAAAGGATGAGACCAAGGGAGGAAAGGATAAAATAACAAATAAGTTTCAAGATGGAACGAATATGCTGAATTCAATGCAAACTTTAGAATATAAGCATCTGCAACTCTTTTGCGGTAGTCGGTCGCAAAATGAGGTCTTCGAACATCCATGCGAAGATATTTACAATGGGATTTTACCTAAGAGAGAAGACCAGCAGCAGAAACAACAACAACCAACGCGCCGAAATGTGTATCAAGCGACACCATTTGTGCCGGTTAATCCATATGATGCCAACGCTGCATATGCGACGATTTTGTTAAACAAGGATGGATTGATGATAACCGAAGAAGGACAGCCATTCGAAAGTGATACAATTGTGGAGTTTCGCTATGATACGAAACATCATCGATGGATAGCTTTGCGTGTGCGGTATGACAAGACAGCAGAATACAAGGCGGGGAAACCTCAATTTGGCAATTCTTTTGAAACGGCCAATAGTAATTGGACGTCCATTCATTTTCCCATCACTCAGCACATGATTAGCACGGGAAAACGTGAAGATGGAAGCGAGATATTGGAGACTGAATATAATCCCGATGCATATTACCGAAATAATACGGATGCACAGACACAGACGCGTGGATTGCGTGATTTTCACAATAAATATGTGAAGCAGTGGTTAATTAAAAGTGTATGCAGACCGGGAAATACTTTGATTGATTTAGCGTGTGGAAAGGCGGGTGATTTGCAAAAATGGATACATGCAAAATTGAGTTTTGTGTATGGCATTGATTATTCGCAGGACAACTTGACTAATCTTTTGAATGGAGCCTGTACGCGATACTTGAACACGTATAAACAATACCGAAATATGCCCTCGGCCTTATTCGTCCAAGGCGATAGTGGGAAAAATATATTATCTGGTTCAGCGATGTTTAATGAACGCGGTAAACAGATTAATGAGGTGGTGTTTGGTGAAAGACGCACAGGTAAAGATGCCACAATGGCTTTGGGAAAGGGAGTAATGCGACAGGCGAGTAAAGGCAAAGATGGATTTAATGTGTCATCATGTCAGTTTGCAATGCATTATATGTTTGCAACTCCGAGTACATTTTATAATTTTGTGGAAAATATCGCCGAATGCACGAAGAACAATGGATATTACATTGCGACGTGTTATGACGGAGCATCAATCTTTGAACTTTTGAAAGGTAAAAGCAAAGACTCCATTGTAAAAGAAAACAAATTGGTGTGGGAAATAGTGCGAAAATATAACGGAGAACGAACTATTTTTCCAGACAATGAGACGAGTTTGGGAATGGAAATTTCCGTTTATCAGGAAAGTATCAATGCGTGGATTTCGGAGTATTTGGTGAATTTCGAATTCTTTAACAAGACGATGAATGAATATGGAATGTATTTGCTGACAGATGCAGAGTTGAATGAGATTAATTTTCCGTTGAAAAAGAGCACTGGTTTATTTAGTGATTTGTATTCGCAAATGCTTTTGACACCTAATGCGGAGCGAATATATGGAACTGCGGCGAATATGAAAGACTATGAAAAGAAGATATCGTTTTTAAATCGGTATTTCATTTATCGTAGTCGAAATAGTGTAAAACGCGATTTTTCCCACATTACATCTGCTAAATTAAGCAAGCATGGAAGAAGTGAAGCCGAAGCAGCTGCCGAACCAAAAGAACTAATAGGCGAAGCGGCTGCCGAACATAAGATGATGGATGATGCAAAAGATTTGGAAAATTGTGAATATGATTCCAGATTGCATCGTGTTTTGGCGAAAATTACCAAGGAAAAGAATAAAAAATCGGTGGAAATCCAGAATATTTTGGATTTAATTGAGAAGTCGGGCGACGAACCAGCCGATAAGCCATCGGTGCGTAGAATGCAAAATATAGACCAGCAGTTGCTGAAATACAAGAAACCCAAAGACCCGAACGAGGGCAAGGAATTCATATGCAAGCAAATGATTGAATTTATCAAGAATAAATTGATTAAGAGCACAAAGAAAAAGGTAATGACACGTGATACACGTATCATAGATATTGGTGGCGGAAACGGCAATTTATTGCATTGCTTTTCGGAAAAATTCGGCATCCCGAAGAAGAATTTGGTGAATATTGAGAATGGCTCTTTTGAATATGATTATACTCATCAAAAAACGGTGACCTACAAAACACTTAAACCCAGCGATAATGATGATATTATGAATATTTCAGGTGAAGTCTTTGGAGATGCAGATTACATTTTGTGTATGGTGGTTTTGCATCATATGACGGACGAAAATATTGATAACACGGCGAAATTTATTCGCAAACATATTAAGCGCGGAGGATATGTCTTTTTGAAAGAACACGATGCGGATACGAAAGATGTGCGATGTTTGATTAACTGGGAACATCATTTGTATCGCTTGATGGAGCATACAGATGGAGATATGCCGGTGAATGAAATACAAAAGTATGTAGATGATGTATATATTGGAAATTATAAACAGGAAGCATATTTTGACCGCTTATTTCAGGGTCAGGATTTTAAATTGGTGGCGACTTTGGACCACGTTATGGGCGGACCGCTAAAAAGCAGTGCGGATAAATGGGAACGAAACCCGACGCAATTATTTTGGAAAGTGTATCAGTATGCGGAGTGAGTAGTGAATAAAAGATATAATTTTTAAATTTTTATTTTATAAAAAAATGAAATAAAAAGTAATCAATATACGTTTATATAATTTTTTTCTCATAGAAAATGGACCAAAATAAAGGATATGTTTACATAAGGTTTCATTCATCATATGATGTTTATAATGCGTGTAAATTAGGTATTACAATTAACATTCCCGAAAGAGATGGTCAATATGCTACTGGGGAAATTGTACGAGGTTATTTTGTAATAGTATTTGAAGTTTTTATTGAAAAAATGAAGGAAATTGAAAAGATGTTGCAAAGAGAATTTTATAAATTAAACATAAAATATAATGGTGGAGAGGAATTTTATAATAAGAAAATAGTTGCTCTTATTGAACCTTATTTAATTGCAAATGATGTTAAATTTAAAAAATTATCCCAAAAAGAAATTAGTAATTTGGTAAGATGCAATAGAGTAAAAAAAACAAAAGGATATATTTCAACCTCAATTTGTCTTTTAAATTCTAAAAAGACTACTGAACATTCGGTTTCTTATAAACCAAGGAACGACCAAATTATTATTATAAAAA